TTGTAAAATGTAACTTGATTGCCAGATAGATTTTATATACTTCAAAACCATTCACTTAAATATTGTTGCCTTGATTTAGAGATTGTAAATATTTCAATACATTTTCTGGTGAAGACTCGCCATAAGGATCTTCAGGTGTATCATCTACTTTACCTGGTTCAACAAACATCTTTTCTATCGTACCATCATTTACAATCATTGCATATCTCCATGATCTTTCACCGAAACACTTATCTCTTTTCTGACAAAGCATTCCCATTTCTTGTGTGAATTGACCGTTGCCATCAGGTATTACTTTTACATTTTCTAATTTTTGATCTGCTGCCCAAGCATTCATAACAAAAGAATCATTTACTGATACACAATAAATTTCATCTATACCGTGTGCTTTAAAAACATCTGCTTGTTTTTCGAATCCTGGTAATTGTTGATTTGAGCAAGTAGGTGTAAATGCACCTGGTAAAGAAAATACTACTACTTTTTTACCTTTAAAGTAAGTATCAGTATTTGTGTCAACCCAATCGCCTAATTCTCTTACTCTAAAATTGACATGAGGTACTTGTGTTATATTATTCATAATTTAAAATGGTAGTTTTGCCACCTTCTCCTTTAACATATTTAAGTTTTGTGCTTCGTAAGCAATCTTTTCTTTTAGTGTTTTATTAATCATTGATCTAGTATTAGCAGGATCAATCTCATTGTCTTTACAATACTCTAATATTGCGTCTATATAACTTGTTTTTTTATCTTTAACTATGTTCTCTATAATTAAAGCAAACTTATTAGGTGTTAATATTGTGTCTGACATATGTTTAATTATACTACATTCAATGCTAATTGTCAAGCGTATAGTGTAAATAACTACCTACTATATACTTCGGTTGATTTATTGGTTTCATACCTTGATGTAACCAAGGCCATAACGGTGGGAACATTAACAAAGAACCTTTTTTACAAGGGGATGCTAATCCTAGTTGAGGAAAGTTAGTTTCTCCTCTATCATTATCTTGTAGATATATAAAAAATACTAGAAATCTTTTTGCCGATTCAATGTTGAGAGAATCTACATGAGGATCAAAACGATCTTTGTCATTAGGTAAATATTTCTTTAATCTAATTTCTTCAAAGGCATATCTTTTTGGCCACATCTGTTCACTTATAATACAATCTCTTTTATATTGTTCAAGTGAGTTTGAGAATACCGATGTTAATCTTTCTATGTCGCCTTGCCATTTGTTTTGATTGAGATTGACTTGTGTAAATGACATTGGACCTTGATCGTAGGTCTCTTTGTTAGATTCAATTTCAAACTTATTAATAAGTTCATCACAATACTCATCATCTATTGCATTTTTATATATTTGTATATAATTATTCATAATTTATAGCGCCTGTTTCTGTTGCGAGGTACAGGCAAACCCCTAACGACCTAAGCCGCTAATGCGAAACCTTGTGAGTCAGCATTTAAATAACAGTACGGTGTTAGCGATCAATCTCCTAGAAGTTTTACCTAATGGTCGATCCTATTTCCACCCCTCAAATTTCATTGTTTGAATGGTGGAGTGGCTGGGTATTGCACCCAGGTCCCTAAAAGTTATTGTCTTCTTATCAACAATTAATTCGTTGGTGTTTCTAAAACTTTATAATCGAACAATACTTCTAATACACATTTCTCTTGTTGAGCAGGTGTCTCCATTGTTCTTATTATATGTCCTTCAATATCTTTCGAAGCATAAGTCATTACTGCATAAGCAATATCACCGTCTGGTAATGCTGCAATTCTACCAAATGCAATTTCAAACTCTACATAACCTTCTTGTTTTAATGCGTTATTAACCATTTCTAATGGTCCACACCATATTGGCATTTGTTGTAGATCCCAAGGATATCCTGATAGACTCTTTGGGTCTGCATATGACTTACTAGATAAACATAATATAAAAAATAATCCACATATTGTTTTAATTAGTTTTTCCATTTTCTTTAAATTTCTTATGAAACTCCTCTATAGCTGGTTTTAATAGGGGTAAATAATCTTTCTTATTTTTAACAAAAGTTTGTGTTGCACCTTCTTCGGTCACAATCAATATAACTATTTGATCAATAGACTTGCCATATAGTTCTTCATACATTTCACAATAAGCGGAAGTTTGAATAAAATAGTTCTCTACCCATTCCTCTTTTTTTTCTTTAGTAGATGTTTTAAAATCTATTACAGATAATTTACCATTATATTCTGCAATGCAATCTACTCGACCTGCAACACCCCATTTGTCGCTGTACAAAGCACCTTCTTGCATTACTATATTATTTATCTTATCCAGTTCAGTTTTTAAGATCGTAAATAGCGCTGTAGGTAAAACACCTTGTTGAGATAGTTCTTCATTGTTAAGATAGTTTTCTGTTAAAGTGTGTACGGCAGTACCTCTATTTGCAGCATTTCTCATTATAGTATTCGCAACTTGTTCACCTACTGACTCACGCCATTTTAGTATACCTGCATTGCCTCTAGCAGATAGTACAGTTGTGATTGATGGATACTTTTCGCCACTAGGCAAAACATAAAATCTTTTGCCGTTAATAGTTTCAGTTTTTAAATTTATTATTTTTTTTTCTTGTGGCACATGAGTAAAACTTTTCATGCTATGATTAGCCTTCATATATTCGTGTAATTTATTCATAATATAATTATATCACATTTATGTGCTTCTGTAAAGCATTAACATATCATTATGTTCGTCTTTACTGACTATGCCAAGCGTTCAGTTAGGATTGTATTCAACGTATTGAGTTTTACCTTGATCGTTTCTAAATGCTCTCAATGTTTGTTTTCTATTGTCCGTAGGACTTTTGTATGAGCAATGAATCCACCCACTATTAGGTTCTTCTGGTTTGTGGTATTCCAATATAAGTTGATCGAAGTCTAAATTTTCTATAATCCATTTTGCTAATTCAGCATTAGGTGTGCCAAATATTTCGAAATCCGCTGCTTGGCCCTTGGCGTGCTGTGAGTTTGTTGATGATCCTATTGCAACACATAACTCCTCACTTCTAAACCCGCTAGAGATTGTCACTGGTGTAGCATAGTGATCTCTAACTGGTTGTAATATGTTCTCACATAACTTTTGTAGTCCTGTGATCTGATCGTCATTAGGATTATTATTAATACCTTTACGCTCAGCAGTTTGACTAGCAGTCATTTCTTTTAAACTAAAATTCTTGCTTAACTTCATTTTATATCCTTTGTTGATTATTTACCACGAGTAATCTGTACAATCTTTTTCAGTTGTGCTTCGATTACTTCTGCTCTGTTTGGCCAGTGAATGTATGCCTCAGGTGATTTTGCTAATTTGATTAATAGAGGTATGATAAGTTTTTCTAGTTTCTTAAAATCCTCTTTGTATTCTTTGCCAAGATTATCTTTTCGTAGATCATACTCATCATCCATTTGTTTCTTAGCAATTTCTAATTCTGTTTCATTCTTGGCAACAACTGTTTCTTTTGTTTCATTTGTTGCTCTCAATAATTTGTCTAGTTTAGATTCTAGTCTATTGATAATTTCGCTAGACACCGCCTTACCTACATTGTCTGCTGTTGTCTTAACAACTTCTTTTGTAGCGTCTGACTCTGCCTTACTTTCTGTCGCTGGTTTCTGTTTAACTGAGGTAAAACCCCAATCGCCATCAGCGTCAAATCCATCTAAAAAATCGAAATCTGCCATAGTACTATTTATACTTTCTTCCCTGCTTTCTTTGCTCTGTGGGTCTTAATTACTCTATCAACCTGTGTATCTTTTACTGATTTCTTACCATATTGTGCTGCTAGATTACTTGCTGGGTGTGCTTCAGATACTTTTGATAACACTTCTTTCCAACCATTATCAGTTTTACTATCTAGTGAACCTGTGCTAGATACTATGTTTAATTGTGTAGGTGGTAATAATGTAATATGTTTCTTTTGAATAAACTCTTCCATTTCAGAAATAGACATTAAGTCTGTATATTCTTCTTTAGTCTTTTTATTATAAAATCTATACGTTGGCATTTATTCCCTCACTATACCATTGTGGAATACTTGTTTTCCACGTAGCAAAATCCTTCTTGTATTTAATATAGTAATCTCTATAAGCGATAATACTATCTTCATTCTTTACATCATCAGGCATTGCTTGTGTCGGTTGATTAAAAGGAATATTTAGGGGAATATTTTTAGGGGGATTTTTAAGTAAATCTTTTAACAATGTATATGACTTATGATCTTTACCATATCTTAATTTAAATTCATCATGTAGGTGTGACCACATCTGATATAACCAGTTGTAGTTGTAGGCATTGTTTCGTACCCATACTGCACTCGGATGATTGTTATGACACGCCTTGTAGATGATTGCTTCTTCATTCTTGTTTTCTAATCTATATCTCTTAATGTTTCTACCTGCTTTTGTTTTACCTTGATACATAACACCGTCAAGCATTCTGTGAGCAGTTGACATGAGTTGAGCATACTCGATAAGCATTTTTACAACGTGTTTATCTAGGTGTTGTTCAGCACAAACTTTAGGATCCTCATGTAAATAAAAAATGTTCATACTATTACTATATCACTTCTTCTTTGGTTTGTCAAGCTGTTTTTTCTTCTCTTTTTCTTTGTCTTTTTTATTCTGTTTTTCTAACTTCTCAAACATCTTCTGTAATTGTTTAGCGTCTTTATCAGTTACCGTCATTCATTAATGTATCACTTTCCTCATAACATATTCTAGCATTTTATACTCTCTTGCTAAATCTATTAGTTTATGATACCACAATGCCTTGAAGTCATCACTTTGAGCATTTGCACACGCTCTAGCGAGATTATCTATTCTCTTGTACTTCTTTTTTATATCACTTAATTGCATACTCACTCCTTATCTTTGTTAAAATACTTTTTACTTTTGAGAAGTAATACTTGTCACTAGCATAAGCGTCAAGCGTTTCTACTAAAATATATGGATCATTTTCACCGTTATTCATAAGTTCTCTATACTTCTCATATGCACCACCATTGTTTAATACTTGCATATAATTTAAAACACTATCACATTCATGCGAGTAAACTTTAACACCCCATTTTTTAGGATTATTAGAAGGCAACATATGTGGTTCTTTTAGATC